GGTGCGTAGAATCGTGAGGTTCATCCAGTGACAGCGGATTTTAGGTGTGCCCGTGGCTGGGTGTGTTGCTGTGTTAGTGATAACCGGTTATCACTAGACGCATGAATATTGACGGGACGCGATTCTGGGCCGGGGTGGATATGGTTGAAGGTGGGTGCTGGCTATGGAAGGGGAGGCGGTACAAGGACGGATATGGGGAGTTCCGTTCACGTACTGGGAAAAGCATCGCTGCTCATCGCGCCTCGTGGATGTTGGCGAGCGGCGAGATACCCACCGGCATGGTCATCTGCCATCATTGCGACAACCCGCCATGCGTGAATCCGGCGCACCTATTCGTCGGGACTCAGCAGGAGAATGAACGTGACAAGCACGCGAAGGGCAGAGCGCCTTCAACGGCCGGCGCGTCGAATGGGAATGCTCGGCTGACGGCGGAGCAGGTCCATAAACTTAGGCGAATGTGTGCGTCCGTGTCTGACACCGAGCTTGGCGGAAAATTTGGCATAAGTCGGACGCAAGTTCGAGATATTAGGCGCGGTAGGTCATGGTCCCAACTCCCATGGGAGACCGCCAGACTCCCGCCGCGCGCAAGAGGCCGGCCTAAGTCCGTTCGGACCGACGGGTTGATGCGATGCGGAAAATGTAGGGCAGAAAAGCCCGTGTCTGATTTCGCTCCGTCAGTGGCGCAGAAGGGCTCGGGGTGGTGCAGGGCGTGCTATTCGGCATGGAGCAAGGCGCGGCCAAAGCGGAGTTGAGCACTGGAACGGGCAGAGTTCCAGCGCGTCCCGTTCCGTGATAGACGTTCCATGCGTGGAACCGTCATCACCTAGCCATGGAACGCAGCCTCCCGGGCCAATATCCCAACGGGCCTATGCCCGCCATCGTGGCGTGTCTCACACCGCCGTTCGTAGAGCGGTGGCAGCGGGACGCCTCAAGGCAAGCGTTGACGCAGACGGGCAGATTCTCGACGCCGCGCTAGCCGACAGCGAATGGGCCAGGAACACGGACTGGAGCGAAGCCCCTGCCGCCATACGTGAGCGGGAGGCGGCGCGAATCGCCCCCGTGCTGGACGTGGTGGAAGTGCTGAACCCTCCCATTGGAGGGGACGCGCCGCCAGCCCCGGCCCTCGGCGGAACCCTCGCGGAGAACAACGCCGTCAAAGCGTACTGGCAGGCGCGGCAGGCGGAACTCGACTACCGCGAGGCAGCCGGGGAACTGGTGCCCGCCGCCGAAGTACGCGGGAAGCTTGAGGACGTGTTCCACTCCTGCCGGACGAAGCTGTTGGGCGTGCCAGCCCGTGCGCGGCAGAGGCTACCTCACCTCTCTGCGGCCGACATTGGAGAATTTGAGGAGTTGGTGCGCGAGGCCCTGGAGGCGCTTGCAGCCGAGGGCGTGGCGTGAGCGACTACGCCAGCGTCGAAGGCATCATCGCCTCTGCAATGCCCGCGTGGAAGCCTCCGCCGCGCCTCTCTCTCTCCGAGTGGGCGGACAGGTATTTCTACCTCTCCGCCGAGAGTTCCGCAGAGCCCGGACGCTGGAAGACGCTTTCGTATCAGAGAGCTATCATGGACGCCTTCACGGACCCTGCGGTGCGGCAGGTATCTGTGATGAAGAGCGCCCGCGTCGGGTGGACGAAGATTGTCAACGCGCTGGTGGGCTATAGCATCCATCAGGACCCGTGCCCGATTCTTGTCGTGCAACCCACGGTGGATGACGCCAAGGGCTACAGCAAAGAGGAAATCGCTCCGATGCTACGGGACTGTCCCGTCCTCGCGACCATCGTGTACGAGGAGGCGGAGGAGAACGGGCCCAAGGATTCTGGCAACACCATCCTCCACAAGAAGTTCCCGGGTGGTGTGCTGTCATTCGTCGGGGCCAACAGCGGCGCCGGGTTCCGCCGCGTGAGCCGCAAGCGCGTCCTCTTCGACGAGGTAGATGGGTACCCACCCAGCGCGGGCAGCGACGGCGACCCCGTAGCCCTCGGAATAAAGCGCACGGAATACTACTGGGACAGGAAGATAGGTGCCGGCTCTACGCCGCTCATCGCTGGCGCAAGCCGAATCGAGCAGCTTTACGAGGATGGCGATGGACGGCGCTACTTCGTGCCGTGCCCCCATTGCGGGCATATGGCCCCGCTCGTATTCACCGGGCAGCACGGCCATGCGATGACGTGGCCCGATGGCAACCCGGATGGTGCATTCTTCACCTGCCAGAAGAACGGCTGCGTCATCGAGCACAAAGATAAACGTGCAATGGTGGAGGCAGGAGAGTGGCGTGCCGAGCGTCCATTTAAGGGCCATGCGTCATTTCATATTTGGGCGGCATACAGCTACAGCCCAAACGCGACATGGGCTCAACTCGCGAAAGAATTCCTCAAGGCGAAGAAAGACCCGGAGCAACTCAAAACGTTCGTCAACACCGTGTTGGGCGAGACGTGGAAAGAACGCGGGGAGGCGCCCGAGTGGGAGCGTCTGTACCAGCGGCGCGAGTCATACGGTATCGGCATGGTGCCAGCAGGGGTGCTGGTGCTGACGTGCGGCGTTGACGTGCAGAAAGACCGCTTCGTCTACGAGGTGGTGGGTTGGGGCGCGAACAAGGAGAGTTGGAGCATCGACGCAGGAATCATTCCGGCGGATACCTCAAATGAAGCGGACTGGGCCAAACTGGATGAGTTGCTGGGCAGAACGTATCCGATTGCGGCCGGCGGTAGCGCTACGGTGAACATGCTGGCCGTTGACTCGGGCTACAACACCAACACCGTCTACAACTGGGCCCGGCGGCACCCCATGTCCCGCGTCATTGCGACGAAGGGCGTTTCCTCCGCGCGGGCCCTTGTCAGCACACCCTCTCCCGTGGACGTGACGGTGCGCGGGAAGCGCATGGCTCGCGGCTACAAGGTGTGGACCGTGGGCGTGGACATGGCGAAGGCCGAGCTTTACGGCTGGCTCCGGCTCACCGCTCCCGTAGATGGAGAGCCATACCCGCCCGGCTTCTGCCACTTCCCCGAGTATGGCCCGGACTACTTCAAGCAACTGACGGCAGAACACCTCGTTTCCCACGCCGACAGGAACGGATTCACGCGCCATGAGTGGCAACTAATCCCCGGCCGGGAGAACCACTTCCTCGACTGCCGGGTGTATGCGCGGGCCGCTGCGGCGTTACTCGGATTGGACCGGATGAAGCCTTCATCTCCTCCCCCGCCTCCTACTGCTGTGCCTAGTCATGCGCCAGTGCAGGCCCCCACTCTGCCCGCGCCACCAACCCCACGCGCTCAGCCCCGTCCAGGCGGATTCCTCGCCCGTGGTGACAAACTCGGAGGACGTGGTAAAAGGTGGTTGAAATGAGCACTTGGACTCAGGCGGACATTGACACGCTGAAAGTGGCCATCGGCTCCGGCATCCTGACGGTGCGCTACGACGGCCCGCCCAAGCGGGAACTCACGTACCAGTCGCTTGCCGAAATGCGGCGCCTGCTGGCCGAGATGCAGAAGGTCGTAACCGCTGCGGCCGGTGGCAAGTCATACCGTTTCGCCTCGACTAGGAAGGGCTTCTAGTGAAACTCACGGCCTGGGACCGATTCACCGCCACGTTTGCCCCGCGTTGGACGCTGGAGCGAGTCCGCGCCCGCACCGCCATGACGCACCTCGCGAGGCACTACGAGGCGGCGCAGCCCGGTCGGAGAACAACCGGATGGAATCGCACCCGGGGCGACGCTAATGCCGTTGCAGGTGTGGCGCTCGCGGAACTGAGGATGCACGCCCGTGACTTGATTCGGAATAATGGCTGGGCCCAGAGCGCGCAGGACGTGATTGCGAACAACTCCGTGGGGTGGGGAATCGTTCCGCGCCCGAGTGGGGCAAACGCTGAGCGGGCCGGAGCGCTATGGAAGGCGTGGGCTGAGTCCCCTCAGTGCGAGTCCGGCGGCATGCATACCTTCTACGCGCTGCAAAGCCTCGTGATGGCAGCCGTCACGTCGGATGGTGAAGTTCTAATTCGGCGCCGTCCTCGGAGGATGGCGGACGGGCTCGCCATCCCTCTCCAGTTGCAGGTGCTTGAGGCTGACTACATCGACACGTCGAAAGACGGGCTGGTAGGACAGGAGAAGGGCCCCATCATTCAGGGCGTGGAGTTTGACGCCATTGGGCGCCGAACGGCCTACTGGCTTTTCAAGGAGCACCCCGGTAGCCTCCGCTCCTCGGGTGTTTCGGAGCGCGTGCCAGCTGCTGACGTGGCGCATGTGTTCCTCGCGCGAAGGCCCGGACAGGTGCGCGGCCCGAGTTGGTACGGCGCGGCCATCGTCAATCTCAAGGATCTGGATGAGTACGAGGACGCGGAACTTGTCCGGCAGAAAATCGCAGCCTGTTTTGCGGCATTCGTCACGGACATTGATGGCACCGGCCCGGGGCTGGGCGAGCCCTCCACCACGGATGACCTTGTGGAGACCTTCGAGCCGGGAATGATTCTCAGCCTGCCGCCCGGCAAGAGCGTAACTACGGCCAACCCCCCCACCGTTGTGGACAGCGCATTCACAACGCGGAACTTGCGCAAGGTGGCGCGCAGCCTCGGCGTCACCTACGAGGATTTGACTGGAGACTACTCCCAGGTGAATTTCAGTTCGGCGCGCATGTCCAGGCTCGCACACTGGGCGAATGTCCGAAAATGGCAGTGGCATATGCTCATCCCCCAGTTGTGCCAGCCCGTCTGGACATGGGCGATGGAGGCCGCCGTGACGGCCGGGTTGCTGAGTGCGGCGCCCAGCGCAGACTGGACTACCCCGCCCATGCCGATGATTGAGCCGGACCGCGAGGGTCTTGCCTATCAGCGCCTTATTCGCACGGGCGCCATGACGCCTGACGAGATGGTGCGCGAGCAAGGCGGAGACCCGGCAGTGCATTGGCAGGAGTACGCCGACAACCTGCAACGTTTCGACAAGATGGGTATTGTCCTCGACTGCGATGCCCGGAAGGTGAGTTCCGCCGGGCTCACTCAGGAGCGATTCGGTGGCGGAAGCGACTCCGGGAAACCCCCGCCGGCTAGCGAGTAGACAAGCACCGCGAATGTCGCATAAGGTGAACGCCATGGTTGAATCCACCCAGATGCGCAATATCGGCCCACTTTCGGTGCGGGCGTCATTTCAGCCATCGACGCTGAACGAGGAGAGGCGCACCGTCGAGTTGACGTGGACCACCGGGGCGCGCGTGAAGCGCCGTGATTGGGACGGCGGCTTTTGGGAAGAGTTGAGCCTTGACCCGAAGCACGTTCGCATGG